AGTATATTAAAATTAGCCAAGTTGGTCAGTTATAATCCTAAACGAAATCAAACTTCAAACGGTCTACTAAAGGTAGTGTCTGTAAGTACAAGTGATAATATAATTGACTCAAATGGAACTAATCTTTCAAATAAAATTGTTGTTTGGAACGACGGAACTAATCCAGATTGGTATCAGCAGTTTACATTCGTAATGAACTCTGCAATGAGTTCTGCTACATTTGGCAGACCTAATTCAAGAAGAACAATAGATGGTATAGTTAATGAACAATATAATTTAAATGTTGTTTCTGCCGACGTTCCTGTTTTTTCTTTTTCTAAAACAGTCAGCGGAATTCCAATGAATTTTGAAATTGTTGGCTCTTCTATTATAGACAGATCAACTGTGGGCGAACAAGATCCAAAGATTGGTGCTAGTTTTGGTGTAATTTATAAAAATGACAACAAAGGAAGTGGCAGCAAAAATAGTGGATGGTTCGTGCAATTTAAAGAAGGTACACTACAGAGTAGTGATTTTACAATAACAAACCCTATAGCTAATGAAGTTATTGGTGTTGATGTAGAAAACATTAATAATTCTGATATTTGGCTTTATGAATTAGACGCCAATGGAGAGTTGTCCACCATGTGGACTAAATTAGATTCTGTTGGTGGAACCAGTGTCATTTATAACAGCATTAAAAACAAAACAAAAAATATCTATAGTGCATCAACTAGAGAGAATGATCAAATTGATTTAAACTTTGGCGATGGTGTTTTTGGAAAATTACCTTCTGGTAATTTTAGATTATATTATAGGACTAGTAACGGACTTAGTTATATTATCAGTCCGCAGGACATGAATAATATTCAAGTGAGGATGCCTTACCTAAACGGAGCAGGGCAATCTCAGACATTATCAATAGTTTTGAGTTTACAAGTAAGTGTATCAAATAGCGCACAGAGTGAAAGCAATCAAAGCATTAAGCAAAATGCTCCTCAGATGTACTATACACAAAATAGAATGATAACAGGCGAAGATTATAATGTACTTCCTATTACAATTAATCAAGACATTGTTAAAGTAAAATCTATTAACAGAGTTTCTTCTGGAATTTCTAGATATTTTGAAATTAATGATCCAACAGGCAGATCAAGTTCAATAAATTTATTTTCAGATGACGGCTGCATTTATCAAAATACGTATACTACAAGTTTTACTTTTAATTTTAATACAAAAAATGAAGTATATGGAATTGTTAAATCTAAAATTGAACCATTAGTTTCTAAAGAAGAAGTTAGAGACTTTTATTATGAACTGTTTGAAAGAATTTTAACAGGCGACACTAACATTGTTTGGAACAATGTTTTCTCTGTGTCCAATCAAGCCACAGGATATTTTAAAGACTCTGTAACATCATTGGCAGTTCCTATTGGGCAATATACCCAATCTCCATTACGATATTTAAAATCTCAAGCATTGGTAAAATTTGTACCTCCTACAGGAAAATATTTTGCACCTAATAATACTTTAACCACAGTTAATAATAAAAATACCAAATCATATATTTGGAGTGAAGTAGTTTATGTTTCTGGGGACGGTAGCAACTCTGGAAAAGGAACAGACGACAATGGTGTTGGACTAGTGTCCATATCAAATCCAGTTCCTGATGGTGCGATACCTTCAGAAATAATACCATTATTTGTTACAGACATACCATTTACGTTTGAAACAGAAATTGTTAACCAAATTACTTTAAGAAGAGATTTTGGAATTAGGTACGACAGGGATTCAGCAGAGTGGAAAATTATTAATTCAAGTAATTTAGATTTAGACAGTGAATTTAGTTTAACTTACGCAGGTGATGTTAGTAATTTAAGACAGGACAGTAGTTGGCTCGTTGCTTTTAAGAGTGATGGAGAAAATTATATAACATATTACAGAGGACTTGAATACGTTTTCCAAAGTAATAAAAAGATAAGTTTTTATTTCAACGAGAGAGATAAACAATTTAGTCAAAAATTAGGTGGAGAATCTAAAGATAACATTAATATTTTGTCAGTTAACGAAGATTTAGAAACGGGAACTGTGCTAGGAAAAGATTATCAGTTTGAAATCACTGGCATGATATCCAACGATGATGGTATATATGACAATAATAGAGTTAAAATTAGTTTTTCTGATAAAACAGGAGATGGCATAGTTGACGATCCTGATTCTTTTGTTAACATAGTTAAACCTTTATTGATAGATCCTATAACAAACACTAGAAGTTCTTTTGTTTATATTAAAACAGTTGTGCTTGACGGACAGGTCTATAAAGAAATATTAGACTCAAGTTCTGTTCTAACATTTGAAAGTGAATTAGATGTTGTTAATCTAAGTTTATATCCTTCAGGACAATTATTTTATTTTTATTCTTCGGCAGAAAATATAATCAAACGATTAGACACTACTATTGGTCTTGTTGTGGAAACTGGAGTTGAAGCATTTATTGGAAGAAATAACATCAAATTCCAATATATTCACAACGCAGGTCAAGATTATAGGATTGATCCTTGTAAAACAAATATTATTGATATATTTTTATTAACTAAAACATATGATGATGCATTGAGATCATGGATATTATCACAACAAGATGATCCTCCTGAGCCGCCAGACTCAACACAATTATATGAATTATACTCTGCTCCGTTAAACAGCGTGAAAGCATTGAGTGATGAGATTGTTTTCCATCCTGCAAAGTATAAATTGTTATTTGGAACAGGAGCAACAGAAGATTTACAAGCTAAATTTTATATAGTTAAGAATCCTGCTTCAACAGTAAATGACAATGACATTAAGAGTAGAGTTATAGTTGCTATCAATCAATATTTTGCACTTGAAAATTGGGATTTTGGAGATACTTTTAACTTTGGAGAGTTGAGTGCGTATGTTATTAAGTCATTAAGCCCAGACGTGGTAAACTTTTTAATAGTTCCAACCGCACCAGAAAGGTATTTTGGAAGTCTGTTCCAAGTATTTTGCCAACCAGACGAAATATTTTTAAGCACTGCTGATGTCTCTGATTTAGAAATAATTAGCACAATCACATCTGGATTATTAAAAACAAATGGACCTATTGTAGTGTCTGCAAGTTAATGGATAAAAAATGAGTAAAAGAAAATCATTAGACCTATTACCAGTTATTTTTAGGACTGACGCGAATAACCGTTTTCTTTCTGGAACAATAGATCAATTAATACAACAACCTAAACTTAAAAAGATTGATGGCTTTATTGGCGAAAGAGCAGTAACGAATTTCAATCCTGAAACTGATTTATATATCAATTCAAATTTAGAAAAATCTTTTAGAACAGACTATGAAGTAGAGCCAGGAATTGTAACTAGAAATGCTATTACTGACAATGTTGAATTTGCCAAATCATATGAAGACATTCTCAATAGTTTAAAATTTTATGGATCTGACGTATCCAATCAAGACAGACTTTTTAAACAACAAAGCTACACATGGAATCCACACATTGATTTGGATAAATTTATCAATTATAGAAATTATGTTTGGATACCAGAAGGACCTCCAACTATTTTAGTTATTGGTGATGAAAAAGTAACAAATACAACTGTCAAAGTTGGCATTGTCAGCGATGAAAATTCTGAATATTGGAATTTTAGTAGTGATTCAGTTGCAGTTAATCCAACAATAACACTATATCGAGGCATGACTTATGTTTTTGATGTTGATACTGTGGACAATCCTTTTTATATTAAAACTAAGAGAACAAGTGGAAGTTTAGATTTAGTTGAAAATGTATTAAACAATGGAAGTAACAACGGAAATGTGGTATTTGAGGTAACTGATGATATACCTGCAACGTTGTTTTATGTTAGCGGAAAAGATAGTACAACTTTTGGAAAATTTTTAATAAGAAATAAAACTGAAAACACCGCATTAAATGTTGAAGAAGACATACTTGGAAAAAAGAATTACGAAGTAGTAGGTAAGTTCAAGTTAAGCAATGGCATGAAAATTAGATTTTCCAATGTTGTTATGCCAGAATCTTATAGAGAAAAAACATATATTGTAGAAGGTGTTGGAGAATCAATTACATTAGTTGACTATGAATCATTAGTTACAATTGAAGGATATTCTTCTGAAGTTGAAAGTTCGTTTGATGAAACTTCATTTGACGATTTGCCGTTTGATCAAGTTAGTAATTATCCATTAACACCAGATTATATATTGATCAATAGATCTAGTAAAGATAAAAATCCTTGGTCTAGATATAATAGATGGTTTCATATTGATGTAGTTACTTTAAGCTCTGAAATTAACGGTGTTGAACCTAATTACGGAACTAGAGCAAGCAGACCTATTATTGAATTTCAACCAAATATTCGTCTTTATAATTTTTCATCACAGTCTAAAAGATATGTTGATTTTTTAGATACAAGAGTAACTGACGCATATAGTTCAGTTGAGGGATCTGTTGGTTTCTTTGTGGACGGTGTGCAATTACAGAATGGAAATAGAGTAATTTTTACCGCAGAAAAAGATGCAAGTATAAGAAACAAAATATTTGAAGTAAAGTTTTTAGATATTGATGGCAATAAAAAACTTCATTTAGAACAAGTTATAGATAGTGATCCTTTAGAAAATCAAGGATTATTAGTATTGTCAGGTAATGAAAATGGCGGAACAACTTGGTTATATAAAAACGATGAGTGGGTACCTGCCCAAAGAAAAACAACATTGAATCAATCGCCTTTATTTGATTTATTTGATAACACAGGTAAAAGTTTTTCAGATTCTTCATATACCAATAACAATTTTAGTGGAACAAAATTGTTTGGTTATCAAATAGGAACAGGAGTTAATGACAGTGTACTAGGATTTCCTTTAAAATATGCCAACGTGTCAAATGTAGGCGGCTATCTATTTGAGAATTTTATAGAAACAGGGTCATCAATTTATTTTGATGCTGATGGAAATTTAATCACTGTGGATTTTAAAGATGGGTTCATTAAAGTTGATGATTCTAGATACGAAAATTTTTGGACGTTAACCAATGCACCATCAATTCAAGAAATTATTGATCAACAAGTTGCAATGGGAGGTGAAGAATACTTAGAATTCAACAGTATTAATGTCAATACTCCAAAAACTGCAATTAGAGTTTTTAAAAATGGAACATTATTACCACAAACAGATTATACGGTTTCTGCAGACGTAACATTTGACTCTTATTTTATTAATTTTAAT